GCACGATTAACAATAAATTCACCAGGCTCAAGCATGGCGGGAATCTTATCTCCCCGACCTGAACCAGGAACAAATTCTGGCCTAGAAGATCCAGATTGTCTTTTAATTGGAACTGAGCCGCCGCGACCAGGAATGGCCCCAGGAATAAATAATGCTGGGTTTGTAGTGGCTAACTGCCTTAAAGATGTTTGGTATTGAGACATAATTGCAACAAGTTTTCTCATTGCAGCCTCTTGGCTAGTGAATGATAATGTAAGGTTGTCTACTCCTAATTTAGCCGCCATAACCTCTGCATTAAGAAGTTCAAATTTATCTACTCTAAGCCCAGCCATTCTTGCCCCAAGACGCATGATAACCATGCCAATCTTTAAACCATTGGCAATAAGGTTTCCAAATAGACCCACCAACATGATAATTGGACCTGCAAGAGCGGTTAAAGCAACAACATATTTAGTAAAATTCTTTACTGGTTCTGGTAAAGCCTGGAAGAAATCAGCAAATATTCTAACCCCCTCTCCAATTTTTTGGAAAATGGGAATTAATGTTTCAGTTAGGACTTCGCCAAGAGGCATAACTGCATTCTTTAAATCTTCTATGGCTCTTTGGAATCTAACAGCAGTTGATTCTGTAAGTGTCTTAATTTCTTGATTTGCAACTGCCGCTAATTCTGTAGAACTCTTTGCAGCAAGTTCTAATACTGCCTGCGTCTGTGAGCCAGTTTTTCCAATATTATCAAAAAGGGCTGAAATTCTAGCAAATTGGTACTTACCAAAAATTTGTTCAATAACTCTTGCACGACCAAAATCGTCCAGTCCTGATAGAGCATTTTGCATAGCAAAAATAGTAGGCATCAGTTGCCCTTTGTTTGCCTCTACTATACTCACTAAATCAATTCCAAATTTCTTTGCCACCTCACTTGCTTGTTTTGTTGGATTGATAAGTGATGCTAAACCAGATTTTAATGCATTTGCTGCTTCTGCTGCTGGAATACCGCCTTCACGCATAGCAACAAGAAGTGCTGCTAGGTCTTCTACATCTCCGCCAAGACTTCTAACAACAGGGCCAACCTTAGGAATAGCAGTTGCTAAATCCTCTAGTGTTGCAGATGTTTGGTTTTCTACAGCATTCAAGAAGTTGATAGATTCTGCTAATTCATTAGTATTCAATTTAAATGCTGACTGAAGAGCCAGAGTAGCCTTCATAGCCTCTTGTCTATCTACTTCACCTAATACTGCTAACCTTGTCGTCTGTTGGACAGATTCCATTAACTGTTCGCCTTCTGCTCCTGTGGCAGCAATATCGGCGGCGAGAGCAGCGGTTTCTTGAGCAGCAATACCATATGTACGAGAAATATCAAAGGCTAGTTGCTTTACCTGTTCTCTCATGCGAGAAGTAGATTCACTAATAGCGCCGCCAAGATCAGACCCATAAACCTTTTGGAACCTTGTTAATTCTTTATCCAAGTCTCGGAATTGTTTAGACGTAACCGCAGCAAGCATAGCAAGGGGTAAAGTAAAACCTACCATAAGTTGACGACCAGCCCACTGAGTATTTTTGCCCCAGTTAAGCATGGAAGTCGCACCATTATCAATTAATTGATTAAATATAGAGAATTTTTGAGCAGCCATAGCAGCAGATGTTCCCGTTGCAGAAAGTGCAGCGGGGGTCATCATCATTGCCTGTCCTCCACCAACGGGAACAGCAACAGACTGTTGATACTTTACTTGCTGTTCAGCAAGTCGTTTCATCAAACTATTTTGTTTTGTATATCCTGCAATTGCTTCACGAAATGACTCACGCATTGTAAGTTTATTGGCGGCAATTTGTTTTCCAAAATTTTCTACGGCATTATGGGCCTGTACCATTTGAGTGGTAAAGCCGCCAATATTTCCAACATCTCTCGCAAATGCTCCAGCAAGATTTCTTTGAGCAGAAAGAGCAGATTTATCAAGGGTATTAAATGCAGCAGTAAGGCCAGCAATTTGCCCTGTTAAAGCCTTAATTTGCGCCTGAGCAGGCGACAAATTAGCATTATAAGTTATGACGGAATTAATGTTAGCCAAGAACTGTACCCTCCGCTATTTTATATTCTACTCCCATGTCTGGAGTGAAACCTTGGCTAATAGCACCCGCCATATCTCTATTGCCAGTCAAGCGCGCCACCGCTCTTGCCTGGATTTCCTCAATAGTGGGCACCCTGTCACTCTTTTGCTCACTGGTATCGCTATCATCTTTCTCATCAATATCGATTCCTTGCAGAGCAGCCATAAACTTTTGCCTCCTACGTTCAGATTCATATACTGCTTTTAGTGTTGCAGCAAGTTCTGGCATTGATAGCGACGATTCAAGTTCATCGTAATCCTTCCAGTGTCCCAGAAGAAATACTTCCCCCAACATGGAGGCTAGGTCTAGATCGTCCCAGCGAGTTCCTGAGCCGTCGCTACTAGGTTTGGGTCATTCAACTTGATATCAGCAGCAATTTCAAGAATTTTATACATAGTTTGAAGGTCTACTGCTTCTTCAAGTTCTTCTTTTGTTTCCGCAAGATCTGGCGCGAACTGACGGAAAGCAATTGAAGTACATTTGATGAGAATGTCAAGAAACTCATCTTCGTTCTTTACATTTGATGCCTTTTGCCATTCTTTCATAACCAATCTTAGATTCTTTAGATTAAGTGGTTTTACGGTAATGGTTCGACCATCAAGAAGTTCTAATTCAATAGTTTCATAAACTTTTGTTGCCATTTTATTCCTTTCGCTCCTTAGAAATATTATACATTAAAAATGATAAAGACGCAGCAAATACTGCGTCTTTATCACAAAACTTATTTAGTTATTAGAAAACTCTGTCGATGATCTTACCATATGCGGCGTTACCATCTGGAGCAGTGTATGAAGTTGAAGGCATAACTCGGAAGTTAATTGGGAATACTGTGGAATCGTCACGACGAACACCAACGCCAACTGCCTCTACAGAAACTGCGCGGTAGAGCATGTAAATTCTTTCTGCGCTACCTGTTGATTGTCCTGCGGGTACTGAACCTAATTCTGCAACTGAAGTTGGAGCAGAACCAACGAAACATACTGAACGTTCTACAGGAGAAACACCCAACGCACCACCGTTAAGATGGAGTACATTCTGTGTTTGAGCAGAAGCAGTTGTTCCACCTACTGATACACCTGGAGTTGCAGATGAAGTAGTGTTAGAACCATCTGCATTAGCAATCTGATTGAATGATGCGCCAGCAGATGCGGTTAGGTAGTCACCTTCACCGCCAGCCTTACCACCAATAGCAACATAAAGATTTTCTAGAGTTGCTTCTGTAAGACTTGTTGCAACAGTAACTCTCTGAGAAGTTTTGAATAGGCGAGCAGTGTCAAGAAGTTGGTCAACCATGACGTCATTGAATGTTGGTTCAATGTTCAGGGTGACACCCTCCATTGTGTAGCCAAGATGGTACCAGTTGCCGCCAGAAACGTTAGTAACGTTTGAGGGCTTCTGTGCGGATTGAGAAGAAGATCCAACGTTAATTAGATTGTTTTCGACACCTTCTTTACCGACATAAACAACGGCAGCACCAACGATAATATTTTTTGCATTAAAGTCTCTAGCCATTTAATTTTCACCTCCTTGGAGCGAAAAGATATTGCGCTTCCTCATAAATTATATTATCATGTTAGAGATTATTTTGTGTATTCATAGCATATTTTCAAGCATGTAATAAACTTAGGTTTAAAACTATCAATTCTTTTTTCATCGGCAATATAACTGTCCTGGTCTACAGTTATATATTTAAATTTAATTGTTGGGCGAGCGCTTAAAAGGTGTCTGTTAACATCCTGGGCAGACTCGTCAAATCTTTCCAGAGCATCAACTATATAATTTTTTATATAAAAAATTTGTGGCAGATCCCCGACAATAATATAATCTACCTCTTCCTTTTGAATAGGCCAGAACGTTCCCGCCTTCCTCATAAAAATATAATCATAAAGTATGTAAGGCATTTTAGATGAGTCAACTGCTAGATTTTCACTAACTGGATAGAATGGTTTAAAATTTAAAGACGCTGATGTATAGATTGATGTGTCCCAGACTGCACTAGCCACCGCTGGCTGCCCAGCAACATTTCCTGTTGCTAAATCCCATAAATAATTATTTATATGAACAACCGCTAATTCTCTTGGATCAGACATAGTATGTTGATACACCTCCAGCAATTTGATCTGAATCTCTTTTTGCAGAACTAATAGCATCTGAAACCATGCCTGAATTAATTCTTGGTATAGCCAGTCTTCTTTTCTCTATCATAGTTCTTTCTATCTTCTTAAAGAATCCAAATTTATCAAGTACGGTTCTTCCAGTTGTATTCATAAAGTTATTAAAGGTCTCTTCAAAGGTGCCTGCTACTTCTGGTCCGCCAGGATTTTCAACAATAGATTTTTCTGAAGTAACAAACTTTCCATCTTCTAGTTGATACTTTAAGTATTTTCCTCTTTTTGGAGTGATAATTAAAGTTTTTCCTTCTTCCATAACTTCTGCTTTATTTGGGAAGTTATATCCATTTCTATTTGGTTCTTTTGCAACAGTAAAATTATATGTTATTACAGCGGAGTCTCCAACATTAGACACTGTTCCTTTAAATAAACGAGAATTTGTTTTACCTGTTTTATTAAACTCATAAACATGGTGGTATGCACTAGGAGTTTGTCTAGCACGCTGATCAAGATACTGGTCAAAATAATTTTTAATTATGAAGGCTGCGCCGCGAGTTATTTTTTGTTTATTTGCTGGATTTTGGTATAAGTTTGTGATCATTGTACTATCATAGTTAGACAAGGCTAAAACTTTTTCAGAAAACATACCAGTGTTAAATGCTTTTAATTTAGCCATTAAACATCTATCCTTTGTATTTCTTGACGCATTAGCACTGTTTCATATTCAATAACGCTGCCATCAAAATTTAATAGGGGGGTGCTTCCTCTAGGTTCAAATATGGTAGAGCCCTGAAATCCACCATCTGAAGATGGATCTTGGTTTTCAAGAAAAATAATTCCCTGAGAGTTTCTTACTCTAACAACTCTTCTATCTGATGGAATAATTTCTGAGGCTCTTACTTTAACCATAGAATGTAATATATTTAAATAATTGTTAACTTCTACTGCTGTTGAATTTTCCCCTACACCTTTTCTTACTACGCCTCTAGCAACACAATTAATTGTTTTTTCTAGAGCCCATGACTTTACCACAGCACCAGTAGAATCCTGAGATATGGTTGGCTTGTAGATATCGGCCTTCATGTTGTATGATGTAGACGGTATGCATCCACTCATTTAAATCACCATATATCTTGGTTCTCTATATGGAGCCAATAGATTGTCTACCAATAAATTACCTATACCTGTTGCGAAATCTGCATTATATTTAATATTATATGAATCATTTGAAAGTTGTGAAATATTCTTATTTCTTACATTAAAGTCATTGCATAAATAATCATTGACTAGCAGGGCAGTAGCCTCTTCTATTTCTGAAGGAATATATTCCCATCCCCAAATTCCATCAATTTTATAAGAAAAATCTTTTTTGAAAAGTCCATCATAGTAGAAGACAGAAAACTTTGGAAACTCTAATGTTTCTTTATTTTTTTCAGATGAATTTACTATTTTAATTCTATTAGAAGATGGTCCAATTTCAACTGGAAACTCCAGTTGTTCTGTTTCGCTATCTCTTTGATAAATTAAAATGTCATCTTCATATATTGCATCAATTCTATATATTGGGTACGGCAAAGTCAAAACATCTGTATTATTCCCATAGACGGTTGCTGTTCTTTTTTCTTTATAAAAGTTAAAGCCAAGGTACGAATTAATGCTTAACCTTGCTCTACGCTCTAATCTTTGTAATTTGCTTGCAGAAGCAGATCCTAGAGTAGTTACATCTATTTCTGCTAGGTCAACAATTCTATTAATGGAAGCATAGGGTCTAATTAAAGAGACATATTGGATATCATTAAATGCTCCAGATGCGCTTGTTGTTACATACTCTATTTTTAGATTTCTATCATATGCAGTTGAGTCGGCATTAAGCGTTATAGAGAATGCGGAGGATGCCCTAGGAACACCTTTACCGCCTTGAATAAATTCCTCTGTATCTAAATCATATACTTCAAAATAAACGTTGCCAGCATAGGCGCTAGCAGAATATGATAACGTTAATGGTAAATTGTCAGACCTTAGATATTCAATCATTCAGCACCGCCGATATAAGATATTTCTATTTTACTATACATTGAATATGGAAAAGGGGCCGATTTCTCGGCCCCTTAACCAATATTAAATTTTTATTAGCCAGTTACGGCGTTAGCCTTAGCCATTGCAGAAAGTTCTTCAATGTTAAGACCCATGCGGACGTAAACTGTGTATTCTACGGTGTCTTTCTTTGGCTTGAACTCACGGTGAACCGTAACGTCTCTCTGGAAGCCCCAGATTCTGTTTTGGGGGAATGTGAGATCAACGTAGTGATCTGGGTATAGTGGAACTTCCATCACGGGAATACCGTAAATAGAAGTTGTCATACCAGCGGGACCACCTACGCGAGGGGGAGTGCCACGAAGGATGCCAGAAGCGATATCCTCAGGAACACCACCTGAACCAATCTGACGAAGATCCGTAAGAAGGGTTTGAACGTTCTTTGTTGAAGCATAGAACTTCAATTCGCCACGACGAGCCTTGTACTTACGACCAAGGCTGTTGTAGAGATTCTCAAAGAAGGCAATTGCAGAACCTGACTTCAGTTGACCTGCGGTGGTTGCTGCAGTGAAGAATGTGGATGCTGTGGTAACAGTTGCAGCAGTACCAAAGTGGGTACCACCAGCAGCACCGTCAGCGAGTTTGACGAAACCATCAATTGTGTATGGGTAAGTCGTACCAGCGTAGGATGCAGTTCCCTGAGCAGCAAGACCATTGATGGCAATGTCTTCAAGATCGTTACCGAATTGACCAGCCATTAGGCGGACAATGTGATCTTCAAGGGCGGAGCCTTCAATGTTATCCTCAAGTGCCTCAGTTGAGAGTTCGTAGTCCAAGCGGAACTTAGTAGTGACGATTTCAACCTTGGTGAATTGAGCACCACGGTTTGCATAGTCGATTGTGCCTGCGCCAGCATCAAAGATGTTCTCACTTGCTTGTGATGCCTTGCGGATCAAACGTGTACCGACCTGAATCTTATCGAATTCAGCGGTGTTTGAACGCATAACTTGTCTACGACCGTCATTGCCTAGGACCATCTGATCAAACACATAGTCTAGGAACTGACGGGATTGTTCTGGAAGTAGCACGCCACCGTTCTGAGTTAGTGGGTTGCTGGTCAAGTTCTCCATATCACCGCTTGAAGCGAGATCTGAGATGATTGCACCAGTACCAACGTTTACAGCGGCAGCGGCTTTATTGATAATGTCACTCATGCTTTTCTTTACACCTCTCTTTCTTATTTTAGTTAGTTAAATAATTCTGCGGAACTGAGGAAGCGTCCGCCCCATAATGATTTCTTCATTACGGGTTGCTCTGGGATACTGGATTCCAGTTCACCAGACTTCTTCATAGCCGTCTCTTCCTCTACAGACTCCACGCGGGTAGCGATTTCAGTCGCGGCGGAATTGAGATCGGATAAACTTTTTGTAACCTCTTCATACTTGGCTTGTAGTTGTCCAATTTTTTCATCGACTGCCTTAGCAAGTTCGACTACTGCACTGGAAATCTTGTCAAGTGACTCGGTATTTGTTTCAGTGGACTTGGTAATTGTCTCTTCTACGAAGGACTTAACCTCGCCAAGGGCCTTTTCCATATCGAAAACGTCAGAGGTGGTGTCCTCGGCAACTTCAGCCTCAACACCATCGGACTTAGCCATTGCAAGGGCTTCCGTAACTACGTCCTCTACAGTTTCTTCTACCTCAAACGTAACTTCTTCAGAAGCCTCGATTGCAGCCTCGGCGGTGTCAAGTTCTTCATGGCTTGTTGTATCTTCAGCCATTTCAACACCTCCTTCTCTTTTTTGTAAAGCCAAACTGTTTTCCTCTAGTTCGTCTGACTTTTCCGTTGTCAATGGGTGACCCTTTGGCAACAAATCTGTGTCATATGGTCTATTTTTGTATTTCCCTGTTCTTACCGCCTGCAAGAAAGCATTTACTCTTGCATACGCCCATTGTTCAGGTGAGTACTCATTTGATTTATTCATCATGGGGTTGCTTTTAAATGCAGCAACCCCTCTTTCAAAAACTTGACGAATGGCATCAAATGTGACACTCTTAAAAGCAACATTACCATATTTTTCATTATGCTGAGAAATTAAGGAATTTAGATGATCTTCATCCTCTGCCGCAAGTGATTTAATAACTACTTTGCTGGCTAATTTAATTTTTGTTAAGTCTGAAATATTTTTTGTTATTAGTGTATCTGTCGGACGGAATCTATTGTCTGACTCATTGTTATACACTCTTACTGCCGCCACAGTATTTTCTAATACATCGACACGACCCTTTACTAATTTAGCATTTTCTGTAAAGGCAACATAGTCTCCAGAAACAATATCTCCTGCTTCTTTCTTATACTTAATCTTTTTCTTTTTAGATGGACGGGCAATGCCACTAGGAAGGCCCTGTTGAGCATTACGATTAGGAGTTACTTCATTAGTAACAGTTTCTTTTCTTACATCCTCATCATCCATATCATCCTCTACATCATCTTCCATATCTTCATGATGCATTTTATCAAGGGAGGAGATTCTTCTAAGCGTACTCATTTTATGTCCGACGCGAGTATCTGATGCTGCCCAGCCTTCTGCACCTTTACGATAAACCCTAATAAGTACGGCTGCATCTCCTTCCTCTGCATTAATAGTAAAATCTGAATCGGGGACATTGATGGAGCCAGAACGGGCAATTCTCTCTACTTTACCTCTAGCCGTTCCACCACTTGAATTCCATGAAACAAAGTCCCCTACACTTAAAGATTCTGCTTTAATGAGAGCGTCAACAAGTTTGCCTATCTCTTGATTTTTATTAACGTCTGATGATTCTACCCAGCCAATTTCAATCATTTCTGAATTACATGCTGGGCATTTGAATGAGTCTGATTTTTCAGTTAGCGCAATTTTATCTGCGCTGCACCAGAATACATTTTCAGTAGAAAATTCAGTAGCGATGCCTGAAGTGATAACTTCATCACCAAGTTTTTGGATAGAAAGAATATTAGCAAATTGATTTGCGGGGGAATCGACTAGAGATAGTTCCATTAGTTCATATTCTTTTACGACTCTTACCCCTGGATGTTCTTCACCGTCATCCATTTTTGTTTCGTAGTCTACAATCCTGCCACCAATTGAAAAACCTGTAAGCGTACCGTCTAGAACCATTTGCCAGATGTTTTCAGCACCTTTAGAAATATATGCATCAACAAAGATGCCGCTGTACATTTTTCCAGATTGCTTATCATAGAAGGTATTCTCTCTAAATGAAACAATCTTTCCAGCAGGAATTGGTTGGTGCATTAAACGTACATTACCTCGGAAATTTTCAAATGCTTTACGAGAAGCCTCTGTTAATAAAACATCCCCCTGACGATCTACATTATCTAATGTAGCAAATCCGCTAACAATTCGACGTTCTTCATCGACTTTAGCAATAGGCATTGTAAGACGAAGACTGTCTCCGTCTACATCGAAATGCGCTTTATTAATAATCATAACAATTAAATTATATTATATTCTATCTTATTAATTCTGCTGTCTCCCATCGCCCTGTGTTGCTCTTGGAAGTTCAGCGGCGTCAGACTGGTTAGCCGACCGCTCTTGATCTCTTAATCTATTACCCGTTGCCTGTGCAGTTTGCTCCGCACGTTGCTGTGGGCCTAGAACAATTGGAGTATCGCCACTAGGAAGTGTTGACATTCCAAGACGTTCTCTTACTTCATTCGGAACAATTACTTGCATCCTCAAATATCGTTCATCAATTTTTGAGCGAGTTTCTTCATCTGTTAGGGTAAGTTCATTAAACTCAAATCTGAATGCGTCTGTTTTTTCTGCAATAATTTTGTTAATTTTCTTTTCTAGAGAATCCTGTGCTGGGCGGCAAACTTGCTCTTTAAATGTTCTATCTGCCTCTCTTGCTGCTGCAAGACCAATACCTTCTGCTGCCCCCACCTTAGATGCAGGCACGCGATGAGCCATAAGAATTTCATCCTTATTCATCTTCTTATAGTTATTAAATGATGAATCCTGAATATTAGTTTCAATGGGCTCCATCTTCATTTCTACTTTATTATCAGGGGTGTCTCCTGGGATAGGTATAACAGCAGTTCTATGGCTTTGACCCCTTAGACTACCCTGGAAAAATTCAAATAGTCTTTCTTCTGCCTGACGAGACATTTTTGCACCTTTAAGCCAGAAAATATAACGAGGAACTGCTTTATTTTCAAAATACTCAAGGTTGAATCTTGAGGCAAATTCATTGCCAGCCATAGCATTTTTGGCGGCTACAATGGCTGGAACTCCATAGTATGTGTTTGTTGGAGTGTAATTTTTAATATGAATAATTTCATTTGGTCGTGGATCAGTGGTAATAGGATTTTTTTCCTCACCCTGGAAATTACGAAAATATACGGCTTTTCCACTCACAATCTGTACAAAGCCATCGCGTAGGCGGCGGACTCGCATTGTTGGAGCGGGTATATGTCCAATATAACCAATCTCCCCAGTTGTTTTTCTACCAACTTCAATGTATCCATTTCCTGTAGTTTCAGCGTCAATATACGCTTTCATTAGGGTCATCGTAAGAGTATCATCGTCATTTCTTGTTTCTAGCCAGTCAATAATTCTACTCTTTTGACGAGCAAGATTTCTTCTTACTCTTCCTAATTCTTCTGTATCAGAGATAGATTCTATCTTTTCCATAACGTTTAAAGTTGGAACTAAATCATATCCAAGGCCAACAATATTTGCTACCTTAGCATTAATTGCTGCATAGTTTGGAGCAGAAAGTTCATAAATTTTTGCTAATGCATGTTGATTGTATAAAGGCTCCACAACATCAAACAGTCCATATCCGTACTTGTCTGGAATAATTTGTTTAGAGGATGCCCCGTCACCAGCATACATGTTGTCTTCTGCTTCTACAATAACTCCGCCAGCAGTAACTAAACCTTTGCTCATTTTTCTACGAGCAGAACGTTTAAAGTTTTGTGATAATCCATTTAAGTTAAGGATACTTTCGGCATCCTGATTGAAGTCATCTTTTTCATTTGCATTAAATGAACTTGAACCTATGGCTTTATCTAAGCCAACACTATCAATCCAGAGATCTTTTTGCTCTTGCTGCATCTCTCCACGCTCCCGTATCTCCATAAGATAGAAGGCCATTTTCCATTCTATACTTGTCTTCTTGGTATTCTTCTTCTGTTACCCGACCAATTCCAGGAATGAATACTGCTTGTCCTTCTGGCTGTCCATAATGAGCGGCGACTTTACGAATCTCCGCCATCTTTGTGATATCTCCTTTTTCAGAAGGAATATTAAGAACGTTATTATCATCATCCTTAAAAACTCCGCCTTCTGGCAGAAGCCATACATATATACCGTAATTGCTCTTATCTCTTACTACTTGTAGTCCCATGTAACAGATAGTACCATACTGAGCGTTATTTTAGTTAAAAACGTTCATCATATAGTCAATTTTTTGCCTAGCATTAGTAAAAATAAACCCTTCACTAGTTTTTATTAGGAATGAATTTTTAAATTGATTGCCAGAAATAACTTTAATAAAGTCTCCAACAGAACTACTAATTGTAATAAGTTGAGATGATCCTGTTAACTGATAGATCTGATCATCTAATACTGAAAGAACTTTATCCCCTTCTGATAATTGAAAACCATCGACATATAAAAGGTCGGCAGATAGGACTGATGCAGAAACATAATTGATTAGGCTTAATTCAGAAAGCGCTGTGATATCGGTAAGATATCTTTTTTGATCTTTCAGGGGCTGATAGATGACATTAGAAGATGCTGATATGAAATTGTTTTCAGGATAGTCAATTATATTAATTGAGCAAGATGCAGTATCGGTTACTCTAATTACATTGCCACCCGCCCCTGTAAAAGAATAGTGTAGATACTCAGCGTCATCTGGGGATGTTGATGCTTCAAGCATATATAAGTTTTGTATATTAAAATTAGAACTTGCTGTATCACCAAATCTAATTAAAAAGTCATTGCTATCTTTTGTATAAAGTTTATTATCAAAAGAGAATAAAAGGTGTGACCACTTCTGGTTTGGGATAACAGATCCAGATACTCCATTAACATATACAGATGTAGAGGCAGTGCTGATTCTTACCGATCCGTTTAAATTATTGACACTTGCAGAAAATAATAAGTTTGAGGCAGCAGAAGAAGAAAAAATTCTAACTAAATTATAGTTTTTATTATCGCTATCATTAAGACGAATAAATGTGCCAAGTGAGCCTAGATACTTAATCATAAAATTATTATATACTAATGTCTTCCTGTCGCATGTGCAATAGAATTTATAATGGTTGGATGAATTCCTGGTGGTAAGTCATTCATCCATGTAACAATAATATATTTTACCCCAGAAGTAACTGGCATAGCAGCATGTTTATAGATATAATTTGATGGAAATAAAACTATTGATGGTTCTTCAGGATTAATTGATAAATCAAACTGATCAAAGTGGGTCTCGCCGCCTTCATATTCTGTTGGGTTTAAATAAATAAGACCTGATAAAACTCTGTATAAATTCCAATTTGCATCTACATGATAGTCGTACTTATTATACTCGCTATATCTAAGTAGAACTAGCGACTCGTCCTGAGTAATATTAATTTCATAATCTTCCATATATTCTTTAACACACTCAATAAAGACTTCTTTTATTTTTGACGCTGCAATTGGCATTTCTGCTTCAAGTGCTATCTGCTCACTTGTTCTTACATCGCTAGAGTGCCCATTAGTACCAACAAGGCTTCTGTCCCAGGGTACACTATCATCACTTTCAAGCATATCGATTAAACTTCTGGCTAATTTTTTTGGAAATGGATATTGAACAACTCCTGGAGCCAGTATTTTTTTAGTCATATTAAACCCTTATTATAGATAATACTAACAATAATATTGATAGTAGTAGCATTACTACATGAACGATAGATGTAGTTTTATTTTTATATGAAAAATATATCACAATGCCTGCTGAAATTACAAGTAAAGATGTAAATATTATAGATAGGTTAAAAAATATTAAAGTAATTATATTAATTAAAAACAGGAAGATGTATAAGTTTACCCATTTAGTCATTAACCACCCATAACATTTTTTCTTCATCCCACTTAAATTCATCTGGTTCTGCATCTAATGGATATGGTACGGGAGAAGTATACTTTTCTTTAGCATAATCCCACAGCCAACCTCTATGTGGGGCTGGTTCAGCAGGTTCCCATGAAAGAGAGTCATCATTCCAAATATATTTATCTGGCTCAGACTCTACTAATTTTGTTGGGTATGGCATAGGTGCTACATATTCTTCTTTTTGATAGTCCCACTGCCATGTTTCATATGGCTTGTCTGTAGTAATCATTTTATGTGTTCTAGTTGATCTATCTAGAATTTCAAGGACTGGCATATATTCATTTAATAAAATAAGGCTTTGAATATACTGTGCAATTTTTTCAATAGAAAGTGTTTGAGTCAGTTGCTTCTTATCAATTTTTTCTTTCATTATATCAAGCACTTTATTTTTTATTTCATTGCAAACATCAATATCTAAAGATAGTTCTGCCACCAGAACATCAATATTATTCATATTAAATGGATAGACTAATCCATCTTCTGTTTCTAATAAAAATGAATTATCAACTGTACATATTATTCTCATGTTACCACCTTCCTATAGGACATTTTGCATCTGCAAGCAATGTTTTCATAGACATTATACACCCACATTTATTGCATTGAGTTGTAATTTTATTAAAAAACTCACAATTTTTGCAAATATCAAGTCTGTTAGACCGTAATTCTTTAATATAATTAATTTTTTCTGACATTAAACATTCACCTTAAATCTACTTATAGAATAACTTTGAGTGTATGGAACTGCGGTAACGATTATACCATGCTTAGTCCCTTTATTTATTGGACCAGCGTCATAGGTTACTAGATTTGATGAAGTTCCTGCTCTACCTGTCGCTGAGTATTGTCTAAATCCAATTGTATTCCCAGAGGTATAAGCATAGACGTTTCCTACATCGCCAAAGTCTTGATTAGTTATTACATTTAATGTTCCGCCAGATTTTCTAATAATTTGACCTCGTTTGTAATATGCTGCATTTACACCTGAAAAACTTGTAATACAAGAAGGTGACCCAGCAGGACATGCTACACATGATCGTGAATATAATGTTCCTGTAGGTTGAGTTGAAGAGCATGGAATATTATTAGCACATACAGGAAAACTTACGTTACTAGATATAAAACTAAGATAATTACTGTTAGTAATTGGTCCATCTGTACATGTGCATGATGCTGGAGTAGGGGTGTTATTATTTGGAGGATTATAATTTGGCACATTATTAGTTGGAGTATTAAAACTCGGTGGATTATTAAACCTTGGGGCATTATTACTAGCAGGGTTATTATTCGGAGCATTATAATTCGGTGGATTATTAGTAAAGTTTGCTTTAGTAGCACTAACGCCATATGCACAAGAACAGTTTGCATTATTAAATGAGAAATTATTATATGATGAAGCATTAGGGCAGAATAATTGAAATATGCTGTTAACATTACTAGGCGAAGGCGAGGCTCCACAAATTGGTCCACATGCTGGTCCGCACCCGCTCCCACATCCAGATATTCTTGTTGCGAATGATCTATTGTCTGGATTTCTATTACAAGGAAAGGGGCTAGGGCCTGGATAATTTGTTGGTCCACAACCATTAATGCAGTTATTACCTCCACTACCAAACGAAAGACTACAATTACTATTTGAATTACCACTACATGAACAAGTTCTAGTTGAAATTGTTGCAAGAAATGTATTTCTATTAGTAATCATACTGAAATAAGAGAGGGAATAGTTACAGGATACAAATGTTCCAGAATTTACAATATTATTACTTCCAGGAACAGGAGTAGAAGGAACTGGGGTAAAACAACATGTTCCTGTACACCCAGTTGTATTCGTACATGTTCCAAAGGCACTTACATTTCCAGGGGTTACAACATTTCCTGGGCTTGCAATATTATTAGTTCCAGGGATTGCTGTTCCTGGAACGGATGGATTCTGTGTAATATTTCTTGTTCTAAATGAATCAGTACAATTAAATGGATAGTAAGTAAAATTAGTGAATGGAACGAAATATTCTTCAGTGTACGCTCTCACGCCCCACCAATTCGATTGGTCTTGAATCCAAAAGGCTACTCCGTCACCGCCTGTTGCTGCCGTAGTCCTATCAATTTCTACTTCAACATCTGTTAGCCCAGTTTCTAGTGCAGCAACTCTATCGGAGGTATCTGATGACGATACATTTCCACCAGATTCTGTCCAAGTACCACTTATTACTTCCCAGGGAGCATATCCTGGGGTCAACTGTCCATCTAATGATCCAGTGCCATCAAATGGGTCGGCGGCTGTGATATCAAATGTTATTTTCCAAACCCCACCGACTTTAGCATACATCTGCTTACAAGGCTTCCATTGACCAGAAACTCTAGCATATGGCAGTTTAACAGTTCGCCAAGTTCCTCCAACTTTTGCATTTGCCATTCCTAAATTATATCACGCCATGCTATAATTATTCTGTGTCAGATATAGACTTATCAACTAATAGATTTTTATCAGATTATAGGATAAAGAAGTTTTTTATTGATTCTAATGATCAAAGGTACGAATTATCTATCTCTAATATTATAGGGTCTCATGGTCAGCAGGCTTTCTATACCATATTTAAACCAGTTGAACATGATCATATTATTTATATGTCTGGTTTTACTACTTCTTGGAATTCCGCAAAAAAAATATTTAAAGATATTGTTTTGCATATGTCTGAGAAGTATAATGTTAATGTTGAAGATTATCCAGAACTTCAATCTTTTATTTCTAAAATATAGATAGGAACACTCTTAATGGAAATTAATGTTTATCCAATTGAAGAAACTTATGGTGGCGACTTCATGGAATATTGTATTCGTAAAAGCGATAATGAAATTCCTGAATGGTATAAAAAAAGTGATTCATATGTAAATAATCTTAGTAAGTCTGTGAAAAAAGATAAGGCGCAGTCTATAAAAAGATGTATGCCAGTTTTTGATTATTTATCATATGGGCTGACCCTTCACTTTCCATTTTCTCTATATGCAGAGGGAACTGGTCTGAACCAACAATTAAGTTCTAGCACTGAGTCCTTTAACTGTAAACTAGGCCATCACTCTCCCCAGCAGTTGCAAGAACTACCATATCCAAAAGAATATTCTTATGCTCCATATAAAGTAGATTTTCCTTTTTATATTGAAGCCCCAGATGGGTATTCTGCTGTGTATATTCCTTACTACCCGTATACTGGATACCCTCTTTTATTTATAGGTGCAATGGTGCAGGTTGATAAATATAAAGCCCCCGTTAATTTTCCTTTTCTTGTTAATAGCAATTTTGAAGGAAAGATCGATGCGGGAACTCCATTCATGAAGGTAATCTTTGTAAAAAGAGATAGCATTAGTTTAAACTATAAGAAGTTTGGTTCTGATAAAGGGTTTATTCAACAAACCCGACACTTTGTTGAAAGTTTTGGCTCTGGTTTTTATAGAAACCTTAGAACTAATCAGATTTTTCCAAAGAAATAGAAACCTCTTCGCCAAAAATTTTATCAAAGAATTGATTGTCTGGGTTATTATTAAAAAAGTTTTGAATTTCATATAGACCCTCTGTATAGGGTTTTTCGTATGAAAAAAGAAAATTGGATGGAAATAAAATAATTGATGGTGATGAGATACTAATAGAAAAATCTAAATTTTTAAATTTAATGTACTCTGTTGGCTCATTTATATTTAATGGCATATGCATAGAAACCACTCTATTGACAAAAGGATTATCGTCTACCACTCCAAAATCAACATGTGACTTATCATATTTAACACAATAAAACCCCTCGTCTTGTGTTATTCCAATGTCATATTTAGATACATATTTTTCTAGACACTTTAACATTAATTTACCTAATGTTGAGTCTATTTCTTTAAGTCCGCATGAACAATCTGCGTTAAGAAAGGTATGCTCTGAAACAGCGACAGCATCATTTCTTCTTAGTGAAGAAATGTCAGGTGAGTGCATTTTTGGAAGACCCCACTGTAAATTACAGTTATTTTTTGTATCAATAGCACTCTCTATAATATCTACCATGGCATCTGCCTCTGAGTAAGAAATAATATTAGAGAATATTTCAATACCTGGGGGTAAATTAGTCAACTGCTTCATTTTTAAATATCTTCCTTTCCCATTGATATTTTTGATAAAACTTTTCTATATTGTCTGCTAGATCATCATTGATCTTTTTTTTATCTTGATCAATCTCTCCATATGAAATCTCCCATTCTCCTCTAACAAATGGAATAACTTGAGCCAACGGAGTTCCAGCGGGAATTACAACTTTTCTCTTTGTATCTATTTTTTTAATGTTAAATAGTACATTAAAGGTTCCATAGAATTTATCGGTATCTATTATACCTTCCATTGCTTCAGTTTTTAGGTCTGGCCTATATGCTGGCTGCTTCATCAAAATACTGGTCCCAGCAGGAGTTCTAACCCTATACGGTAGATTGAGTTTTTGTATACCGTCTCTTTGAGATTCTAATAATAAATCTGGATATCCTTCTAATTGATAGTGTGGATGAGGCTTGAAGTCATGGTTGTCTCCCGTTCGTGACTTATAGCAGAAAAGTCTACCATTCTCGTCCCTTTGTATTCTTACGTCAAAAGGCCATTTAATAATGTAGCCGCTAGACATAGAATCAAAAACGCCTCTACAGGTTTTAGCGGTAGGCCAATTATTATGCTCACAGCCAGAATCTTCTCCTAGCCTTTTGAACCATTCTGGCAACATTTTGACTGCTGGTACAGGCTTAAACATATGGAGGTGATGGTCTTCACCTAGACCATATTCTTCCCAATCGACTCTAAATTCTAACAATATTTTTCCTATTCTTAGTAGGTATATTATACTCTATTAAACATAGACAAGCCAAACATCTCCATCATTTCCAAAGCCGCCTGTTCCTGCGGAGGCTGTAGAGAAAAAGACATTTCTAAATCCTCCTGGACTTGTTGATGCACTAACTGTTGCGGCTCCTGTAGGAGATGTTCCAGAAACACTTGCTGTAAGAGCAGATGAATGAACGGTAATTGTAGGAGACCATCCTTCTCCTGCTGTTCCAGATATAATTATACCATTACCACCAGTAGCCCCTGCTACATAATTTCCTGTCGTATCTGTGCCAAGAATAACTGAGTCTGGAGCAATGGTTGTTGTTATAGAAATTTGACCATTAGTTAAATTTGTCAAAGTAGCGGAGGCAGCGCCAGTAACTTCACCTGTTAAATTAACCCCAATGATTGGATCTGGTGCATCTGTTATTCCCACCCAATTCATAGAAGATGCAGTTAATGAATGTAAGGAAAAATTAGCAGATGCAACTCTGCCACTAATAACGTTTGTTACGGATAAATTAGTCAACGTTCCAACGCTAGTAAGACTTGAGTCAACAACACTTGAGGGGAGCGTTGTGCCTGTAAGTAATGAAGAATTAATACTTGATGCTGTATCTGCATGTGTAGCATTAGTAGCATTTGCTACAGTGCCTGTTACTAGAGATCCTGCAATAGATGAGGCCGTTAATGCATGAAGCGCAAAATTAGCAGAACCAACTGGTCCAGTAACTAGTGATCCCGCTATACTAGAAGCAGTTAGTGCATGTACTGCAAAGTTTGCAGACGCTACTATTCCACTAATTACGTTTGTTACAGATAGGTTTGTTAACGTCCCTACGCTTGTTAAACTTGATCCAACTATTGCAGCAGGAAGAGTAGTCCCTGTAATTAATAAAGCATTAATTGAAGATGCTGTATTAGCGTGTGCTGTATTTGTCGTAATTGATATCTGTCCATTAGCAAGATCAGTCAGGGTGGCACTAGCGGCACCAGTAGTATTACCAGATAAAGATACACCAATAATGGGGTCTGGTTTATCTGTAACTCCGCTCCAATTCATAGAGGATGCAGTTGTGGCATGAGTAGTATTAGTTGTAATAGTAATTTGACCACTATTTAAATCTGTTAATGTAACAGAAGCGGCTCCAGACGTATTACCAGTAAGTTCAACACCTATAATTGGATCTGGTTTATTAGTTGTATTTGTCCAATCCAGATAGTAGGAGCCGTCTTGATTGTCTAATAAGTCAGCGTTTAAATTATTTACCTTAGCGCTGGATGAGATCTCTATAGCGCCAAGTTGTAATACTCCAAACTCAACAGATGGATCGGAATAATCTATAACATTATTAACTGGAGCAGGACCATTTGAAAGAAGTTTCCATTTATTTTCAGAGGCGTCTCTTACAAGTGAGGCATGGTAATGACTGGCAGAAGAAGTAGTTCCATCACCATAGGAACCAACAAAACCAATATCTAAACCGTCTGTAGTATATTGTTCTGATGCTAGAAAAATTAATGAATCTGTAACAGTTAAGTCTTGAGTTGCTATAAATGCAGAACTTCCAGATACTACTAATTCATTAACAGTTAAAGTTCCATGAAAAGTTATATTTCCTGTTTTTTCTTGGGTGTTTGAAGAAGTGTCTAAAAAGTATGATGCATGGTGTCCATCAAGTAGGTCAGCATCTATTCCTGATCCCGATCCGTCAACTTCTTGTATAGCCGTTGCAAGATTTTGATTAAGCCATAAACTAGAAGATTGATTGTATGAAATTATATGGTTGTCTGCAATGCCATTTATTAAGACGTCATGTATTTCACTTAACTCATAACCGTTCTGAACATTAACAAAAAGTTGACCATTTCCAGAATTTGCTCTTTCTACAACACCAATAAAAACTGTATGATTTGGAGCAGAAGGTTTAATATTAGTAAATTTACCAGCAGAAGCAGATAGCCATAAAGTATCTCCAGGTGAATATGCACTTAAATTAAGTCCATTTACAACGCCAAATTCGGTAACAAAACCATTTTGATTAGTACCAATTGCCTCTGCAACTACCCCCAAAGTTTTAGAAGATGTGGGATCTCCTGTGTTAATTGCTTTTTTAACAGATGCTCTATCTCCTGACGCTCCAAATAAATAAACAACATCACCTTTAACAAGGGGGGAACCTTCAGCATTTGTTACATATGCATGAACATGCTGTCCGATATGAGCAGTAACGTTACCGCCAATTAAACCAACTTCTGGAGTTCCAACAGAAGAATTCCATTGTAATCTACCTACGCCTAGAGGTACTGTTCCAGAGAGATCAAGGTCGATGCCGCCAATAGAAAATATTCCAGAAGCACTTCTAGAAACTAATGTATTGGGTATATTTAATGGAGTTCCTGAGGCAGAACCCCCTCCACCGCCACCAGAGTTTCCATCTCCAACTAATACCCATGTGGATGCAGATGACCATGCATACAGATATGGTTCATTAATCCAAAGTTGACCTATGAATGGATTTGAGGGGGAGGCAGATGAATAGTTAACAAGATTTGTAGAATCTCCTACTATAAGGCCATTCTTTATTTTAAAGTTTTTATCTACCGTTGCCAAGGTTCCCTATCCCCTCATTAAAATTTTATACGTCTAATGCAGTTCTAATAGCCCTAATTACAACGTTAGTAGATGCAGCGTCTGGAGATGATGCAGTAAGCGATACCGTTCCACTAGACTCACTAGCACTAAGTGTAATGTTTGCTGCTCCAGCGGAACTATCAACAATTGCGTATTCTGAAATATATACATTTGTTCCATCCCACATAACAAGAACTTTAGTGGATGTCATTTTAGTTCCTTGCTTTGCTTGAATTACATATTCAGCAGTAGTAAAGGAGGTTACTGCAAAAGAATCAATCGTGGTATCGGTACTATTTACAGTAACAGTAACAGAACTACTTGTTATTCCACCTTGATTTAGATTTACACCAGCAAATGTAGGTGTTGAGGTTGTAGCAATGCTCTGTGGAAGACTTAATACGACAGATGCAGTTTCTGTTCCAGACCCAGCAACAAAAATCTGATCTGGAGTGCCATATATTCCATCTACATAGTTTCCAGAAGTATCTGTTCCGAGTGTAATTGAATTAGCGGCAATTGTAAGAGCGATACTTGCACTATTAAGATTGGATACCGTTCCTGTACCAGTTACATCACCAGTGAATACTAGGTTAAAGTCTTTTTCTACTGTGACAGTAAGTGAGGCAGAGCCAAGATCTGTAAATGTAGCGTTACCACTTACATCACCAAGTAGTGTTAGTGAGGGGTCTGGCTTATTTAAAACATTAGACCAATCTAGACTTGCATCGATTTCTCCCTTTGTACCACTAAATACTTCATCAGTATTTGTTGCATCTGGGATAAAGGTAAACTTGCCAGTAGAATCGTCAAAGCCGAAGAATCCAATCTTAGTGTTTGGACTATCATTCCATCTAAATTCGATGCCGCGATCTTTTGAATCATCTATTAAGGATGCTCCGCCTAAAGTAAATATTGGATCATCAATCTCTACGATAGTGCTATTAATAACAACAGTAGATCCACTTACATATAGGTTTCGACCAATTGTTAGGTCTCCAGAAATGCTTACACTATCTGGAAGTCCCACCTGAATATTGCCAACAGATGCAGAAACTTCAATTTCATCCACTGTTCCAATTACAGATTGCACGCCGCCCATTGAAAGAAGTTGATCAACAGTATATCCACCTAAATACTGTGAGTTAAAGTTATTTACTTGTACTGAAGATGAAACTACAAACGGGGCTCCAGTAAGTGCTGTTGAAGTAATAGTATTAAAAGAAACATTGGCTGATGTGGCTACATCCTGACCAATTGAAACGGTAGGAGTAGCACCTTCACCAGCGGAAGAACTAATGCTTACACCAGTCCCTGCTGAAAGTGCTGCTAGATAATTACCAGTTGTATCTGTTCCAAGAGCAATAGAATTTGCAGCAATGGTAAGAGATACTGAAGCATTTGTAAGGTTACTAAGGGTTAATGTTCCAGTTACGTCGCCTTCAAAAGTAAGGACGGGGCTTGGCTTATTGGTAGTATTGTTCCAGTCAACAAAGTATCCAGAGTGTAGTCCATCAAGTAGATCAGCACTCAAATTCGCTACATTAGCAGATGATGTAACGGTAAATGGTGGCAGAGATGAGGTCGTTGATACGATTTGTACGCCTTGAACGTTTGCACCAGCCACCACACCATTCTTAACAACAAAGTCTTTATTTACAGTAGCCATACGAACCTCACATAAATTGGATTTGATAAAATTATATCATTATATGCTTATCATTGTTTTATATATCTTGACAATGATATTGTTTACATCTGCGTCTGGCCCTATCAATCTTAAAGTACAGTTTGAGTCGATAACATCTGATGAAAGCGTATATGATATGCTGCCTCCCAGTTCTATCTTTCCATATTCACATATGCCAGAGTCTGAGTTATTGTGTACAACTACTGCTTTTACAGTAGTAAACTTAGATTCTTGATTTAACTGTATATTGTACTCTGCACTTCTAAAAGTAGATACTGGAAATGAATCTACGGTGGTAATTAAATTAGTAGTTAAATTAATAGTTGAAGATTTACTCTGAGCATGTGTGTATGATACTGACTGAAAAGTAGGAGAACTACTAGTTGTAACTGGTTGATCTAGATAAGAGTCATGAGTAGATAGAGTATTTCTTAAATCATTATGATCCTGTAAATGTCCTGATTCACCGTGGTTTCTAATAGGAGGGATAGCCATAATTTAATTATAACTCAGCGGGGGTAAAAACTCTAATATGATATATTAAATGACTCTTCAAGCCACTCGTTCACTAAAGTTCTTACTGAAGAATTATGCTGCTCTGAATAGAGTAGGACAGCACATATATCTCCGCTGAAACTTCCCTCCTTTCCAGATCCAATAATAATATTAGACAGTTTGCTTTGACCTATCGTATTACTAGCAACTAGGTTATTATTTATATAAATATCTGCTGAACCTGAAGTTACAGATATTGAATAAATATTAAATAAGTTATTATATGAGGCGGTCAGCAGCGGAAGAACTGATTTTGTATAAAAATATCCAGATGCAGAGTACAGAGATAAACCAGATGCAGTATATCCAATTAAATTACCTTCATTAAAAGACCTTGCAACTAAATATAATGTATATGGTTGATTAGATGATGCTGTAGACAATAATCTTTCATTACCATTAAATTTAATAACTGGCATATCATTTAATGAAACCCCAGGTATTGACCAAGAAGATGTTATAGCGCTAGAGGTGTAGGAATATAGACCTAAATTATCCCAATAAATAATATCTGAGGTTTTATAAGATCCATTATAAAATCTTATTTCAGCATACTTAGTTGCTGATGATGTTGTAAAAGTAGTTTTTAAGTTATACTCACCTGGGATATTATTTGCTTGTGACGATGCTGTAAATGACAAAGAGTTGCCATCAAACGTATATACCGCAATACCTCTGGAAATATTATGTAAAGCGGAGGCAGATTGAACTCTAGGGACAGTTACTGTTCCCAAAACAGAATAACTTTGATTTGGTGATACAGATATAGATGCAGTGTTATGGTTCATATTAATATATGAATCTATTGAACTTTCATTAGGAATAATTTTGATACTCTTACGACCAGATATAACTCCGTCACTAGAGGACTGTGCTATTGAGTTAATACTTACGATTCCATTTGTTTCTCCAGACTCTGTTCCATTGGCCTGATTATTAGTAAAAAGATTCTGTGACTGTATTCTAAAAATAGGAGATACGGATGCTGTTAATTGATATGCATCATTATTATTAAAAGATAGATCTTTCCAGTATGAAACTCTAGAGTCGTCTATTGGCTGAGTTTTTCCAAGTCCATTAATAAATCTTGAATCTAGCCAAAGTTTTAGTGATGGTATGGTTGTTGGGTCTAGAGGTTTTCCAGAAAATGTATCCGTAAAATCCGCAACGGAATTAAAAAGTTTTAGTCCAGAGAATTTTGTTATAAAAATATTAGGAGTCCTCTTAATGTCTGGAAGATATATAGATGAAGCGCTTTGATGTAAAGTGTATGAGTTAGCGCTATCGCTTCTAATGACTACCTTGTTATCATTTGCTTTATACGTTTCCATGACAAAATTTGTTATTATTGGCGGGTAGTAGTTGCTGTCTTCACTATATACCTCTATATCAAACTTTAAATATGTCCCTGAAATATTTTTATTATTAATAAATGGAAGATAATTATTTTGATAAATTCTTGTTTTTGGATATATTACTGAAGCACTATAGTCTAGATGAGTAACATACACTAAAACTTGTGACGATGAAATAATATCTGGATACCCCACACTAATAATATTTGCACCTATTTTTTGTTCAGTATCGGTTATGAATTCACTTATATTAATTGCATGAATATTAAATGTAACATCTCCATAACTAAATGCTTTAAATCTATTTAAATTACTATCAAAGGTGAGTTTGTACGATGAATTTCTATAATTATCTAAATATGCGTGCGATACAGATGATGTAAACTCTTTATCGTGAACAAGTAAACTTTCAAAAGACCCGCCAAACTGTTCTACGGAGGGCAAATCAACAGAGAAGTTATTTCTATCATAGGAGATAGAACTTCCTATACGAATAAGTTTATTTGATGATAATGGAAAGTATGGGGTTAGTGGGTCAATCCCGTATCCGTCTACATCAGAATAATTTAATGATTCTGATATTAATGAAGATCCTTCTTGTGAGAAATAAAATATTGAATCTCCAATAAATTGCATACCTAAATATATACTTGGCTTACTTTGAATATTTTCTATATTAAAGGTAACGGATGACGAATCAATAGTCTCAACCATCAACTGGTAGGAACCAGAATTATTATACAGATTAAATTTAATAATTTCATTATCTGGCTTTTCACCAATAGACATAATTCTTTGTTTTACAAAATTATTAGGAAGCGGTCCATCTAGTTTTACTTTTACAAAAAACGGATTTTCTCCAGTTCCAATTTTTCTAAATAAAGATGTTATGTCTATATATGAACCAGCAGAAACTGAACCGCTGGTAGTTCTAAATGATATTCTATTAGATGCTGTTTGAATATTAGACTCATATGTATAAAAGTCTGGCTCAGAAAAATTAACTGGTTGTATTCCAGTTACACTATTATTTAAATTATTTATTGTTGCAGAGTACCACTCTTGCGGATATCTCCAGTTTGCCCTAAAAAGTTTTTCAGTATCTATGGTGGATAGATTGTATATGCTTCCGCCTCTTGAATAAAAAATATCGTCACCAAAGTTTTTTCCTAGCCCATACACATAATGTCTTTTAGCACTTGATTCATTTAAAATATTTGAGTATATTGCAATAGAATCTATAACCCATGATCCAATAGATGGTCCATAAAAATCTAAGTAATTGTTGTCATTATGCGAATTATCTTTATCCAAAGAAATATTATTAGACTCTCTTGGGCTAAATGTATTTCCATTAATAATTATAAAAATAGACTCTGGTGTTTTTGCTAGAACAATATGATTTGGCTCCTCTGGATTATTTAAATATCCAGATGCCTCCATATAGTCATTATTTTTACCATATCTAAATATTAAATAATTGTCTTTAATTAAAAGAGAAACGTTATCAGTTCCCCTTTTTTTAAATATAAGTCTTTCTGTAGTAGTTAGTTGATCTACTTGAATCCAAAATGAAATACAAGAATTTTTATTTTTATATAGTTCTGAAAATCTATCTAATGCTGGTACAGAAAGACCAATATCAGAAGACGTAAAGTTTAATGCTTTACCTCCGCCGAATAAAATTGGTACTTCAATAATGTCTGTGCTGGAAGTATTAATTGATGCACTATACGCAAATGGATTACTAGACAAAAAATTAATGGACTGAGAGATAGAAGAACTTTGGCTAATATCATCTAAAGGCCATACGATATTGGCAGAGTCTTGCAAAATTAGTTTGCTGTAAGACACCTATCCTCCATTATGCCGATTTAATATCGACTACCTCACAATAACCAGCGACACAAGCGAGGTCTTGGCTTCCTGTAGTTCCATCTGATGATTCATAGTAAGTTAGCCAAGTCCAGTCAATACTATTCGGAGTTTTTTCTAATAATTCATTATACTCCGATTCGGTTATGTCCTGATAGGGGGCCTGCTGATATGTATGGTCTGAATATGGAAGGAATGATACCCCAGATAATTCATCCATATGATCATAAACCCAAGCCCCAACCGCCATCCATTCATTTTCTTTTACAGATATGGTGATTGATGGTTTATGCTCTGACCAATGACGTTGATAGGTTAGCCAAAGTTCTAAGTGTTCTATAGCAGTAAGATCTTTTCTAGTAAGAGAACCTTTTGGAGCCTTAATAGGAAATGTAAACACTGTTGTCTCTGAAGGTTTCATTACATCTGGCTCAGAGATAATTCCAAAATCTTTTAGCATAGTGGTAATGGGGTCTTTATTATCTCCACGGATAGTACGGGCGTAGAATTCATTGTGCCAAGGATGCATTCCTGATGAGCAGCCAACCAACTGAGACACCGTTCCAGAAGGCTTCACACAGGTAATGGCGGCAGCGGGATTAATATCTAATGTCTTTGCCCATTCTGCATTTACTTCAACCGCCTTTTCTCTCATGCAATTAAGCCAATCAATAAGTTTTGCCTCACCCTTGCTACCATTAAGAACTTTGTGACCAAGTTGACCAGTTAGTGATACTCCAAGCAATCTTTCCTCTTCACAATTTTTTTGCCACTGCTTGCGTAGATATTTAAATCTTGTGAATGTAGACTGGAAGGTTCCAAGAATAGTCGCCACCTCAACTTTTTCTAAAAGGTCTTCTAGGGTGTCATTTTCTCTTACAACAATTTCTGTAAGATTACAGAACTCAAATGGCCTTAGAATAATTTCGCTGCATGGATTGGTGCCAAATTCTGCTGTTGCATCTCTGCGACCATTTACTGCTGCTACCTTACGAGCAGCATCTCTAGAAAAGATGCCTCTTTCTCCACTCTTAGAATCATATAAGGACTTCCACTCTGCCATAAAAACTTCCATACTGGGCTTTGATTCATAAACGGCAGAATTATTAGCAAGAGCGCGTTGTCCATTGTACTCCCACCATGACCCAGCCTTTGCTGATGCCATATTACGATCTTCAAGATCGGACAGGGAAATCATTGCGGATCTACGAACTCCACCAACAACAACAACTTCCGCAATCTTGCACATAATGTCATGCGCTTCAAGCGGGGTTAACTTTCTTCCAGAAGCAGCCTTGACTGTTTCTACAGTAAATTTAAACAATCTATCTAATGGCTCTGGGCCAGAGGCCCTACCGCCAAATGTTTTCAGCCTTGCTCCAGCAGGACGAACATTTGACATATCCCAAGAAGGAACTTGGCCTTGATAAAGAAGAGCGATAAGTTCCCTTAAAGCCTTTGCCCATCCAGCCTTAGAATCATCTACAACGATAGATGTTGATGAGTTCTCAAAGTGTTCATTAATTACAGGAAGTTGATTAACATACTTTGACTCTACTGAGTAACCAACACCTGTTCCACACATGAGAATATACATCGCCTCATCAAATGAGCGGAGTGAGTCAACTGGTAGGTACGAGCAGTTATATAAACAAGTGCTATCTCTTTCTAAAGCGGGGCCAGCAGTCATTAATGCTCGCATAGAAGGCATAACACTTGTTTCTAAAATAAACTTTTTGATCTTTTCTTTAAGATTATCGTCTACAGAGTAATTATTATATTTTTCTAAACACTCGACAATATATTTAATGAAACGATCTACCGTTTCATGCCAGTCCTCTCTACGGTTTTCTTCATCAATCCATCTTGCGTATCTTGTTTTATGAATTACCTGTTGATAGGCGGTAGGTAGAGAAACTGACATATTAACTCCTGTTTAAATATAAAATGGGTCGCCATCTCTAGTATGGCGACCTTTATAATTCTACTACTTATATTTTTTAAACGCTATGATTTTTTGCTGTGCTATGATATCGACATGATTACAATTCAAGAACTCCATGCCTATAAAAATTTATCGGACAAAGGTATACTTCCAAAATTAGTCTGTCCATCTGATGTTAATCATGACGAAATATTTCCCTGGATAGATGAGGATGAAGTGGTATGTCTATGGTGCATATTTTGTAATTCAAAGGTGTACCTTGGAGATAACAAAGAAAAATATATTAAAGGGTTACTTCATCAGTAACGAAGATATTGCCTGTCATTAATGTTGTAACTACACTAGCAGCACTAGTCATTTGAACATCGTATACCCAACTTTTATTAGAAGATAATAACGATGAATTAGTAGAGTCTAAGGTAAATAAAACCTTACCAATTGAAGCAGTTACTACATTTGTGTCAAAGTTAGATGTAGAAGTGATAGAGTTTTTTTGTTTAACTGCTCCTGAGAATGTAGTTCCAGGAGGTATTGAATAGGCGCTTCCACTAGTCTGTAAAGTAAGAGAAAATCTAAGGGTATCACCTTTATATAATTCAAAGGAGTTGTATGCTGGCATTGTCATACTTGTACTACCACCTTATATCCATTAAGATTTTTTAAAGAATTTATCTTTATGCTATTATACCCTAAAATTGAGCAATCTGCTATAACTTGATTGTTTGACTCATTATAAACTGATGCTATTGCATTATTACTAGATAGATTATGATTAATTGTGTAGGAGTAAATCCCCAATGAGGCGGATACTGAAGAAAGAATCTCGCTGTAGGTTAGGTTAACTGCACCAACAAAATTATTTACAGAGTAAACGCTTTGAACGCCTTCACCAACTGAAATAATAATGTCAGTAATATCATTTACATATTCAACCTCTATATTATCAATAGTTTGATCGTAACTAATAGAGATATTAGTTACGTCGTCTGGAATGCTAAGAGATAGCGAGTCTACATCATTATACTCAACTATTTTAATTTCATTAAGATCAGGCATTACCCCTCCTTAGACTCTAAAGCATTAAGTCTTCCTTCAATTCTATTGACTGCATCTCTTAGAGACATTCCAGAATTGGGACGTAGTTCATAGTCAATCTTATCTAATTTATACTCTATTGTAGAGAATCTTTCCTCGCCCTTTTTTAAACTTTTTTCAATGCTAGACATTCTTTCGGAAAATCCAGGTCTTGCATCTATTCCTGGCCTTTCGTCTTCACCAAAATAATCATCAAAGAAGTGGACGACTCTTTTAATAAATTTACTTGTTCTGATAAGTGCAATTATTAAAACAGTTGTTGCTGTTATTAGGGCGGCGGCTCCAATAATATTTTCTGTTATTAACCAGTTGCTCATATTAAGTTGTCTCCAAGTTAAACTTTATGGTTTATCCTTTCCAAATAGTTTAATCCAGGTGGTCTTATTAGGCAGACCGTCACGGCGATCTTCTTTAATTCCAATCGATTCTTGATATGACTTAAGAGCGGCTGTTGGGAATGATTGCTTGCCTACAGCGAGGGGCTTTTGCTTACGGAATCCAAGATCGTGTAGGCGGCAGGCTACACGCCATGAAGCCTTATTCTTTAGTTTTTCTGTAGCAGCCTTTGTAGCAATAGAGCGGGAAGGAATAGTTCCATCCCATGTTTGAGCCTTAAGACGATACTTTTTAGCCTGATTACGCCAGAAGTTTTGATCATAGAACTCTCGCAAGGTGTCATTCTTACGATATCGATATGGACCATATTTTTTTTCACCAAGATATGGACCAGAGTCTGTCCAGTCTCCGTGGGTGATAATACGAGATCCATCTTCAGGCCACTCATTAAGATCCCAAAGAGCCGCTAAAGTTCTTGCTACTTGTTCAATCTGGTAAACGTTAATAGTTTTTGATTGACCTGGATCATCAATCTCAATACCCCATGCACGCCAATGCAAAACGTTACCAACCCCAACCCCAACGGCTGACCAAGGTCCACCGTCACCAGAATGATATGTTGCGCCAGCACTAAGATACCAGTTGGTTCCACGATCTTTGCCAACTAGTTGATTGGCAACCATCATTGGGGAAAATGCGTTTACTGCCCAATAAAGTGAGGGAGCCCCGTTACCATCTACGGCGGATTGAGTTGATGTGTGATGAACGACACATGCCTGCATACCGTTAGACCAAGAATTGCCTTTTTTATCCCAATCTTTATAGAAAGATGCGTCAACGCCATGGTCGATCAAAGACTGGCGGATAGTAGCAGCATTAACTTCAGGCATTTGGATCATCATCCTTATCTCTTGCGTCAAAAACAGAATCATCTAATTCTGGAGCCCAGTTCGCTGGAACGGGCTGATTAGTATCGATATCTGCTAAGTCTAGGTCACCCTCTACTTCAGGCATTTTTATTTGCCCCAATTCCATAGCGAGTATCTTTTGGATTTAAGTAATTGAATGCAGCAACGGCAACTGAAGCAATAGCAGCACCAGCGATACCCTTCCAACCCTCTAAACTAATGTCAAAGATATTTATGCCTAATCCAATAAAAGCGGCGAGGGCAGAAGATATAAAAATAGTTAATAACGTTTTGGTAACTTGTAATGCTTCTTCTTTACTCATTCTGCTACAATCCTTTCATATATAAACATATTAAATATTTCAAATATATTTAACATTTGAATATCTTTAATAATTATACTTCTTTAATGTTATTAAAGACACAAGCACTAGATCGAAATCCGAAACTGAAAACAGAATATAATAAACCTACTACCTCTTGAGGAGAAAAATGCCTACGGCAACTGATAACATGACAGCATCTGCAAGCACTGTTGAATATTTCTTGAATAAGCAAGATCGTTGTGATACTGGGAACTGTCCCGCCCAAGCCTGGGTATTGGTTAAATTTCTTACTGGGGAACTCTTGTTTTGCTCACATCACTTTGATACATTTGAAGCCGCACTGATTAAGGACGCTTACGAAGTTGTTGATGAAAGGCATCGAATAAACGCTAAGTCCGAATCATCTGCCTAACTTAATAGCGAGCGGCGGTATCGGTCTCGTCTTATAAGCGAGGGATTATAATGCCGTAATTGGTCCATGTGGGTTCAATTCCCACCCGCCGTACAACACGCCTCAGTAACTCAGGGGATAGAGTAACGCACTTCTAATGCGTAAGTCGTAGGTTCGATTCCTACCTGGGGCACACAAGGAAGTATGGCAGAGTGGTTATTGCAACGGTTTGCTAAACCGTGATCGGGTAATACTGATCCATAGGTTCGAATCCTATTACTTCCGCTCCATGCAAAAAGTCGAAATCGAAAGCCGAAATGAGAATACACTATACTATCCCTGACGATTGGATCTTCTTTGAATATCGATGTTCTAGATAAAGGCTATGTGAATCTCATTGACACAATGGGATCTGATATTACTGTTGTAAATTCTGCAAGAGTCTCTTTTGATAAATCAGTTTCTTCTCTTGGTCGTACCGACCTCTCTTTGATTGATTATCTTGTGAGGCATAAGCATGACTCTGTTTTGAGACACTGCACTATGAGTTTTGAAATTTATGCTCCACTCTTTGTAGCCCGACAGTGGTGGAAGCACCATGTTGGGGCTGTTGCTTCTGAAGAGCAGGACGGCTGGAATGAGTCTTCTCGTCGTTATGTTACAGAAGAACCAGAGTTCTATATTCCTGGCTCCTGGAGAGGCCATGCAGCCGATAGAAAACAAGGAAGCGGCATGGAGGTACACCCATTAATTTCTGCTAAGTATTCTAAACTTTTAGGTTACTTTGCAGAAACAGGAGTTAACGCCTATGATGCTGCAATGAAAGATGGAGTTTGTACAGAGCAAGCCCGTATGTTTCTTCCTGCTTATGCTATGTATGTAAGGTGGAGATGGACGGCTTCTCTCAATGCGCTCCTGCACTTTATCTCTTTACGTCTAGAAAGCCATGCACAATGGGAGATGCAGCAGTATGCTACTGCTGTGGCGGAGGCGGTAAAAGAAGCCTTCCCTATTACATATACATCATGGGAGAAGTATCGTGTCTGACTCAATGAGTGATATCAATGATAATCTAGGTGCAGTAACGTATATCATGCTAGGACGTATCTATGACATGCTAGTGCTGATAGCGGATTCAGTAGGCAAGGGAGAAGATGCCCTGCAATTAATCCAATTGCACTCTCAAGGTCAACTTATGGCTCCCCCGCCCAGTTTGATGTTAGAAGATGATACATCAGAGGATGACGATGACAAGGAATGAAAAACGTAATATTCAAAGAGCAGCCAAATGGCGTCGTTCTGGACGAATTAAGGTATCAAGAGGATGTGAGAGTGGAACGTGTCCACTTCCGTCCGATTTTTTATTTGAACCTGTAGATCTAGACTTTGATCATATTGATGCTAATTTAAAGAAAGCCAATGTGTCCGATTTAATCCGTTCCGATTATGCATGGCCTACTATTGAATATGAAATCAATAAGTGTCGTGTTATTTGTAAATTATGTCATGCACGACATTCCCGTGATACCCGCGCTTCTTATAATCAGCATAGGCCCCCCGTTTATGATGAGCCTACTAGTATTTTACATTTCCTTGGTATTTAAATAATTACTGCATCATAGTGCAGCAATCCTTTACTTTATACTGCATCGTAGTGCAGTCTAACTAGACAATTAGCCGATTTTCTACCATACCCTTCGCCGTTATCAAATTGTTACCTTTTAATTTCATGAAAATGTTAATAAAATTTTATTATGTATGATGCACGATTTTAAGTAAGATATTCCCAATTCATTAGTGCGCCCATACGTCAAGCCGACACGCCGACATTATGCGGATTGTTATCTAGCCTTTACTTTCCAGCATAATGCGGATTTCTACCGTTATCTAACCGTTATCTAATTAACTCGCATAATGCCGTGTTTTGGCCCCTCAATGTCAGACCCCCATGATAGCCTTAGGGCATGGAGATAAGGGAGGTGAAAGGAATGAGGTTCACTAAGGCTATCGTCCGCGAGATCGTGCAGGCTGCACGTTGCGCGGTGTGCGCGACCCCTGCGGGTCGTGCGATGCGGCTGCAGGGTGTGGAGATGATCTGCGCTAACTGCGACCGTGACGCGACTTTCGCGTAACAACAACTAAATATTCCTGAGCAAATAAACCGCTAGACGGGTGAGCCTCAGGCCAGACCATAGAAAGAAAGGTTAGATAATGAACACTCACAAGTACCGCCTCACCAAGCGAGGCGTAGACATGGGGACATACCGTGTCCACAGCATTGTCACTCAGATCATGTGCATTGACGCTCACAAGAGCGGTAGCCCTCTGACTGACTACTCAATCACCATCATCACGGATAAGTGAGGTAGTGGTAATGAACACTCAAGCGTACAAGGGCATTGCCCCTCGTTCCTCCGCCGCGCTTCGTGCGCGTCGCTCATTGGTCGCTCGCATTGGTCATGATGCAGCAGCGCAACAGGATGCAAGTCGCATTGACTACTATCGTGCGCTGATCGCGCAGGCTAAGGCCCAAAAAACCCTTTAGAAATAAGGGTTTTTCAGCACTTGACAAATGAGTTTTGCGGGGCCGGGCCAAATCGGACATATCGGATGATAACAATTACGTTACGATCTAAAAAACTCACGGCGTGTCGCTTGACATACAATTTGGACATAACAGTCACTAAAACTTTTTTTAAATTGTTTTTAGAGATGTCCGTTTTACCCTAGTTTGTATACCCCCTAGGGTAGCCTCAATGTCAGACCCC